AGATCAACGAAGCCACGAAGAATCAGATTACAGGCAGAGTCTGTGAGGGTCTCACCGCTACACAGGCAGCCAAAGTAAAAACGCTCGCAGAGGGTGTTGAGTTCGTCACAGCAGACGATTACACGAAGAAGCTGCAGGTCATCCGCGAGGGTTACTTCAGCAGCGGCACGGTGAAGCAGGTCCAACCAGCCAACGCAATTGCGCTGACTGAGAGTGAAGTACCTGCCCAGGATGAAGAGGAGATCTCATCATCCATGGCACGTTATGTTGAAGCGATTGGCAGAACTCAGTAACAACCATCTACGAACGAAGAGGAACGAACAATGTATCTTTCAGAGAATCTACAAAAGAAGTGGGCACCAGTATTGGACCACGCATCCCTTGGCACCATCGGTGACAAGTACAAGCGCGCAGTCTCAGCCGTTCTCCTCGAGAACCAAGAGAAGGCACAACGCGAAGAAGCTCGCATCAACTCCGGTTTCTTGACTGAAACCGCACCAGCAATGGCTGCCGGCACCGGTGGTTATGGCGGTGGCGCTGCAGCAGCAGGCCCAGTAGCTGGTTTCGACCCAATCCTGATCAGCCTGGTACGTCGCGCACTGCCAAACCTGATCGCATATGATGTCTGCGGCGTGCAGCCGATGACTGGCCCAACTGGCTTGATCTTCGCAATGCGCAGCAAGTACACCAGTGCCAATGACACCGTGTTCAACTCAGGTGAAGCACTGTACCTTGAAGCCAACACCAGCTGGTCTGGTAACACTGGCTACACACCATTCAGCAACGTTGGTCAGACGACTGTCAACCCAGCTGATGGCAACACCAGCAACTTCAGCTTGGCCAACACTGGCCCAGCATTCCCAACCGGCGTTGGTGAAGACTTGGGTGGCGCAGTTGCGTTCGGCACCATGGGCTTCAGCATCGAAAAGGTCACAGTCACTGCGAACACTCGCGGTCTGAAGTCTGACTACACGTTGGAACTGGCTCAGGACCTCAAGGCCATCCATGGCCTCGACGCTGAGACCGAGTTGAGCAACATCCTCAGCACGGAAATCCTGGCTGAAATCAACCGTGAAGTCGTCCGTACGATCTACGCTACCGCCAACATCGGTGCACAGTTCGGTACAGGCAACACTGGCTACTACAACCTCGCAATCACCGGTGGTGACACTGCAGGTCGTTGGCAGGTTGAAACCTACAAGAGCTTGATCATGCAGATCGAGCGTGAAGCCAACAAGATTGCCAAGGACACTCGTCGTGGCAAGGGCAACATGCTGATTTGCTCAACGGACATCGCGTCCGCTCTTGCAATGTCAGGCCTGTTGGACTACCAGAGCGCATTGACCAACAACACCAACCTCAACGTTGATGACACTGGCAACACGTTCTGTGGTACACTCTTCGGCCGTCTCAAGGTCTACGCTGACCCATACTCTGTCTCCGGTGCCGACTACGTCGTCGTTGGATACAAGGGTCAGACAGCCTACGATGCTGGTCTGTTCTACTGCCCATACGTCCCATTGCAGATGGTACGTGCGATCGATCCGAACACCTTCCAGCCAAAGATTGGCTTCAAGACTCGTTATGGCTTGGTTGCAAACCCATACGCACAAGGCACCACACAGGGCTTGGGCGCATTGGTTGCCAACAGCAACTGCTACTACCGCAAGTTCATCGTCCTGAACTTGAAGTGATAGCGAACCAGGACTGCCTGGACTGTGACACCCTCTTCGGAGGGTGTCACTGTTTCCAGGGTCCTAAACTCCACGGACGCTAAATAGATCCCATCGGACCGATTACCTAACCAGCAGAGGCTTTCCACATGGCACTACTCACGACAACTTCCAACGTCGCAGTCAACATCAGCAAGACCGAGAGCGTCTTGATTGGTTCAGGTGCTACTGTCACCTTGACAGCTGCAAACACCTTCCGTGTTACAGTTGAAGCCAACACACTGGGTGGTCCACTCTATGGCTTGAATCTTCGCATCGGCACCACTGGTGGTCTGACTGATGCGATTCTGTTCTCATCCAACAACATTCAGACCAACACCACGGTCCTGAATGGTCTGAACAACCTCGCCAATGCCAACCCACAGTTTACTGGCTTGGATCCTGTCTACGTCACGAACTACCTGTTGCCAACGCCAACTGGTCCAGCAACTCCAGCACTCGCCTCAGGTGAGTTGCTCATCTCTGTTGGTTCAGTTGTAGCAGGCAATGCCTATGTCACTGTCTCCAACCCATCACCATCAGACAACGGTCTGTTCAGCAAGTTGGGCACTGGTGTCATCGCTCAAGGCAACGTTGCCTCCGGTTCACCAGTCTACATCAACCTAACTGGCCAAGTTGGCGCATACTCCAACGTGCTCAGCTACGTCGGAACGAATGGCAACACTGCCAACCCAACTGGCCTCAGTGCCAATGCGATCTTCGGTCCAACACCTGGTGGCAACTCCTGGAATCTGGTCACGACGACTGTCGCAACCAGCAATGGTTTCATGACTGTCGGAATGTTCGAGCAGCTGCACTAAGTCACAGCCAGCTTGCTGGCTGTCCTGTATCATGAGCAGTGCATTCGCGCCACCAACTGACCAGAACCTCCTGCAGGGCAGCAAGTTCCAGCTGTCCTTCTCGAGACTCCCATATATCCAGTTCTTCGTGCAGTCAGTCAACCGGCCTGGCATCTCAACGAGTCCTGTCGTCCAGGACACGCCATTCATCGATGCCCCATTGCCAGCTGACAAGATGCGCTATGAGTACCTCACGATGAGCTTCCTGGTTGATGAGCCGATGTACTCCTGGACCACTGTACAAGACTGGCTGAAGGGCATCACCTTCCCTGACACCTTCGATGAGTACAAGAACCTCAGTCTCCAGCAGCGCCTCCTGACAGCCAACAAGAAGCCACAGTACAGTGATGCGACACTGGTCATCTTGACCAACAAGAACAACCCCATCCTGTCAGTCAACTTTCAGGACATGTTCCCGATCAGCCTATCAGGCATCGACTTCAGTGTCATGGATGCGGCCACTGCGGTCAAGATGGCGACTGCCTCCTTCGGCTTCACGAACTACCAGGTCTCAAGACAGGTCTAAACACGGATCGGCCCTTGACTCTTAGGGTCTGATGCGCTAGAATAGATGGATGATCACAATATCACTTGACAAGCTCATCGACATGTGGACCAATGAGGACTCAGTCATCGACTCAACTGAACCTCAGAAGGCACTGTTGGCCATTCCAAGACTCCATGCGAAGTACGTCGCCCAGATCAGTGCCCACAGTGCGGCCCTCAAGATGAAGAACCTGGACTACACTGTCCTTCGCAAGAAGAAGCTGGACTACTACAGTGGGCGGATGAGTGAGGCGGACTTGAAGGCCAACGGCTGGGAGCCATTCAGGTTCCTTCTCAAGTCAGACATGGAGAGCTACCTTCAGGCTGACCCGGACATCATAGAGGCCAAGCGCAAGATGATCAACAATGAAGAGGCCATGGAGTTCTGTCGGAGTGTGGTCAAGGAGCTATCGAATCGCACCTGGCAGCTTCGTGACTACATGGCATGGGAACGTTTCATCAGCGGACAGTAATGGCTGACATCAAAACGACTCGAATTAATGCCATCTACACTCGCCTCGATGCTGACCCAGCCATCCTGAAGGAGCTGTCTGAGCACTTCAAGTTCAGAGTGCCAGACTACCAGTACAGGAAGAAGGGCAAGTACAAGTGGGATGGCTACGTCAAGCTGTTCCGCCTCCGTGAGAAGCTCCTCCCATCTGGTCTGCTCCGCTACCTGTTCGACTTCTGTCGGGAACATGGTTACACGATCGCCTATGACCCAGACCTCCTGATCACGAATCCCTTCTCACTGGTTGAGGCTGAGGCTTACGTCAAGTCACTCGAGATCGCCGCCCGAGGCAAGCCTCTGGAGGCGAGAGACTATCAGATCACCGCATTCGCGAAGGCTGTTCGCTACAAGCGCCTGACGATGATCTCACCAACATCATCAGGCAAGAGCCTGATCGCCTATCTCATCATCCGCTGGCTGATTGCCAATGGCAAGGCCAAGGGTCTGCTCGTGGTCCCGACGACCAGCCTCGTGGAGCAGATGTATGGTGACTTCAGTGACTACTCAAGCCTGAACCAGTGGGATGTACAGGCCAATGTCCATCGTGTCTACGAAGGACAATCACCCATTGCTCCAGAGGGAACGAGTCTGATCATCTCAACATGGCAGTCGATCTACAAGCTGCCACTCGAATGGTTCACTCAGTTCGACTTCGTGATCGGGGATGAAGCCCACACCTTCAGTGCTGACTGCGTTGGATCAGTGGCTGAGAAGCTCGTGAATACGGACTACCGAATCGCCATGACAGGCACCACCCATGGAGTCGAGATCTCGAATCTCAAAATGGAGGGTCTGTTCGGACCCATCACCAAGATCACGA